GGTACAAGCATTGTTGCTGTAGGAAATCAAGCAGTGGCAGCAAATCAAACAGGTGATGCTCTCACTGCAGTAGGAGAAAGCGCTTTAGCTGCTTCTACTGGACTAGGATACAATGATGCCTTTGGCTATCATGCGATGTTATCAGTTGATTCTGGGGTTAATAATGTAGCTATGGGGGCAGAAGCGTTAGCTTCTACTACTGCGGGAAGTCAAAATACAGCTATTGGTAGATCTGCCATGGCTTCTAGTACAGCAGGAGATAATAATACAGCGTTAGGCGCCAATGCTATGCATAGTAGTACAGGACTGAATAGTGTAGCAGTCGGGTTTAATGCTTTATATTCAAATGGAGCAACTGGTAATGTAGGAGTTGGATTTGAGGCTGCTCTAGGAAATAGCACGGGTGTTAATAATGTTGCTGTAGGAAATCAGGCTCTAACTACAAATTCAGCTGGTAGTGGTAATACAGCTGTAGGATCTACTGCTGCTGTTAATATTGGAGGAAACCAGAACACTTCAATCGGATATGCTGCAGGTAATGGTGCCGATGGAGGCGCTAGTGATAATACCTCAGTTGGTGCAGCTGCTTTAAATGGTAACTACAGTGGTCAGTTCAATACATGTGTCGGCGTTCAATCTTTAGTGACTAACTACAATGCCTCTAAAAATACTGGTGTCGGGTGGCAATCTCTGGCTTCTGTATATAATGCTGATGAAAATACAGCCATTGGTTATCATGCCCTTGCCGCTACTTATAATGGAGCTGGAAATGTAGCTGTAGGTAGTGAAGCGGGAAACAGTAACTCTGGTGGTGCTAATAACGTTTATATCGGCAATTTATCGGGTGATTCATCGGGTGGTGGCGGCAATAATATGATCGCTATTGGCTATCAAGCTACAGCAACGGCTTCTAATACTATTCAATTAGGTAATGCGGATATTACCAGATTCAACTGCCAGACTGGTCTTACTATTCCATCTGATGAGCGCCTCAAAGAGAATATAACCGAGAATGTTGAAGGATTAGAGTTTATTAATAGACTTCGTCCTGTTTCTTTTAATTATAAAGATGCTGATAAGAGCCAGGTTAGAATTGGATTAATTGCTCAAGAAGTAAAGAAAGCTGCTTCAGACTTAGACTTCAATTTCCCTGGTTTACAGTTGCCTGAAGTTGAGACACAGTATTATGGTTTAATGTATGAATCTCTAATCATGCCTTTGATAAAAGCAGTGCAGGAACAGCAAGAGATGATTGAACATCTACACAATGAGATTAATGTATTAAAAAATAGCTAAAAGGGATGTTATGTATTGAGAATACGTAAATCTACTTTTAGATATATCGAGCAGGAGATATATGATTATCACAAGAGTAAAAGACATTTCGATGAAATAACTAAGAACATTATCTTCGCCACAACTGAGAAGCACGAAATAAGAGGGACCGAGATATCGGACCCTACTTTTTCGTCTGTTTCTATGTTGGTTTCGGATAAGGTTAGGTCAAGGATAGCGATTAATCTTAATGCTATAGATGCAGCTTTCGGTGGGTTAGATAATACTAAGCGCGTTATCTTGGAAGACAAATATTGGGAAAGACCGTATCTCACGTGGACTACTATTGCTGAAATACATTTTCAGGATAGGCGTACGGTCTATAATTGGCGTACTGAAATGGTTCTAGGTATCGCTATGACTTTAGGTTTAAACTAAGATCCATGATACCAAGAAGGCTTCATATGTGTGGTACTAACAATTAGTATTAGTATTATAAATAAAATAATTATGAGTATAGTTTCCTTATGGGCTTTAAGTATTCTTCTGAACATTGTGTGCTCCTTTTAATTCATCTAGGATTAGGTCATATTGCTCTTGTGTTATGAACTTGTAGGTTATTTTACCTTCTATATCTTTCTTGCGACAATATTTAAGTCCCTGAGAAGTAGTTTTAAATTGTGCTATTACATTGATATTTATTATATTTCTCACTTATTTAGTCTCTTATTAGGGTCAGCCTGGGTGCTATTTATTAACCAGTCTCTTCCTATTTTTAATGCTTCTATCTTACCTGTGTTGCAAAGACGACGGACATGTCGTTCGCATAAGTTCCAATGGGTTGCCGCTTCTTCTGTCGTTAACAATCCGTAAAATGAGGCGTTAAACATATTTGTCTCCTCCTAGTTTTGGGGTACTATGCGATGATAAAGGCTATTTTGTTAAACATTTGGTCTTGGTAATAATATCACACGCCCTAGAGAGATCAGAATATTCCGAAAATTTAAAAGTATTCCCAAATTCATCCCGAATGAGGTCATTCACTGTGTTAATATGTTAATTGGAGCGCTATATCAGCCAAAGAACCGTTGATAGCGCTATTTTTGTGGAGCTAGCATGGCTTCTTAAAAAAAGGAGGTGTCTATATGTTAAAGCCGACTCTGGAAATCTGGTCTGATGACGATCACCTAATGCTATTAACAAGCTGGGGGAGAGCCGGACTAAGCTACAAGGAGATCGCTGCTAATATAGGCATCGCTCGGAATACCTTGATTAGATGGCGAAAACAAAATGTCCAACTCGATAATGCCCTTAATGTCAGCAAGGATATCGCAGTTGCTCATGTTGAGAATGCGCTTTATCGTTCAGCCTTAGGGTTCCGCTATGCTGTTGTAACTAACAAAGGCGATGTAGTGTGGGTTACGAAGTTTGAGAAACCTAACGTGGGGGCTCAAGTCTTCTATTTAAAGAATCGTAAACCTAGGTTATGGAGTGACCGTAAGGAAGTTCATCACCAAGCGGATATCAATAATAACAATATTGTGGTCAAATGGGGCGGCGAAATAGTCGAGGCAGCCGATGGGGATTGAACTTCATCTATATACTCCTCATCCAGCTCAGAAGCAGATGCACGACTCTCCAGCCCGTTTTAAAATAGCTAGTTGTGGCAGGCGCTTCGGTAAAACTTATATGGCTGTTAATGAAATTGTTAAGTTTGCAAACGAGAATCATTTCACAACGACTACCTGGGTGGCTCCTACGTATAGGCAAAGTCGTTTAGCATTTACTATAATGGTCAATAACTTCCAAAGAGCTTTCCACAGTTACACCAAGAACCCACTGGAGATTAAATGGATCAATGGCAGCATCACCAAGTTCCTCAGTACAGAATCCAGAGATACACTCCGTGGGGATTCTAGTGATCTGATGGTAATTGATGAGGCGGCGATGATCGATGGCGAAGTGTGGACGAATATCTTGCGCCCGATGTTATCCGATACACTCGGCAAGGCAATCATTATTAGTACACCGAAAAGTCTCAACTGGTTCCACGGACTTTACCAGCGTGGGCAAGATCCATTATATCCAGACTATCAATCCTTCAAATTTCCAACATCAGCTAACCCATTTATAGAAGAGAGTGAGATAGCTGAGGTTCGAGAATCACTACCCGGAGATGTCTTTCAGCAGGAGTATCTAGCTGCATTTCTTGAAGGCGGCGGTACAGTGTTTCGTAATGTGAAAAGCTGTATCAAGGAAAGCTTTAGGCATGATACTATCCCTGAAGGTCGTAGCTATGTGATTGGATTCGATCTGGCTAAGCATCAGGATTTCAGTGTAATAGTGGTACTAGATTCCGAATATAACCATGTAGTGTACTTTGATCGCTTCAATCGTATTGACTATTCTGTTCAAGTGGCACGTGTGGAAGAGATAGCGAAGCAGTATAACAATGCCAAGATTATCTTAGACTCCACAGGGGTGGGTGATCCTATTCTAGAGTCCGTAAAGGCCTTAGGCCTCGACGCGGATGGGTTCCTATTCACCAACACCAGTAAGCAACAGTTGATTGAGCATCTCGCTGTTCAGCTAGAACGACAGTTGATTAGCTTCCCAGAGATCCAAGTGTTAATTAATGAATTAATGGCTTACCAATATGAATTATCTAGAGCTGGCAATATGAAATATAACGCCCCATCCGGCCAGCATGATGACTGTGTGATTGCTCTAGCACTAGCTTCCTGGGGTGTGAAACATCGTAGGAATCCAAGAGTGCTGATGTTATAATTCAGTTATCCGGATATACCAGATAACTGAAAGGGGATTTTAATCATCGGAGGACACAGCCATGCTTGGTTAGAAGAACAACATATAGAAGACACCAAACACGAAAAATACCAGTATGGGGCGATGACTGATTGGGAATATGAAAACCTAGATGAAGAAACTATGGATGCTCTCTTTGCCAATCCTCATTATATAGGTGGTGATCCGAATTATTCTGAAGAAATGTTCGATCCCAATCCTGAACCACCAGAACCAGAAGAAGAAATACCAGATTATGATTTAATACATCTTGACCTTGATGATGGATCATAGTTATTGATATAATGTAACTATGGCAATGAACGAGGGGTATCGCTCATTGGTATAGCCTTCTTTCAACAAAATTTTAACGCGAGTTTTTTTGTGACATAATCCAGTCTTACTTTTGCTTAGCCAAGAAGCACCGGACCCCAAACCGGTGCTTCTTGGCGTTTACTAATAATAGGGAGGTGACCCATGGCAGTTACACCGATCAGGTTCTTAAAACCGTTTTTGTATTCTGGGGGTTCAGGAGCGGCTAATGTTCAGATTAAAGTTGATCGAGACATTATGCAGATGCACGGCTTTGTTGAATCGACTATAGCTACTACTCTTATATCACTAGGGTTAGCAGCTACTGGCCCTACTTCTTATTAGGATCCAAATTTAAAAAAAGAAAAGGATGATAGTAATGTTTAAATTGATGATTAATCCAGGTCACGGCGGTAAAGATTCAGGCGCAGTTTACGGAGAGTTTAACGAGAAAGACTTCGATCTATTATTTTCTTTGCGACTAAGAGACTATCTATTAAGTAAATATGCTCTAGATGTAGTTATGACTAGAACTTCTGATGTTACTGTATCTTTAAAAGAATCTGTTGATATGGCTAATAATCAAAATGTAGACTACTTCTTATCTATGCATGTTAACGCAGGTGGCGGCAGAGGATTCGAAAGCTTTATCTTTGATGGTGGAAATGTCACACCTGAGACTGCAGTTCATCAAGATGCAATCCATAAGAGTGTAATGGCAGCTATTGGTACTAAATATGAAGTCGCTGATAGAGGAGAAAAGAAAGCTGATTTTGAGGTATTACGTGAAACTAAAATGGAAGCTGTATTATTAGAGAGTTTATTTATCGATAATGATGAAGATCTTCAACTACTAACTAATGATGATTTTGTTCAGGATCTTGTAGTAGGAATTGGCGAGGGTGTAGCACAAGCATTTTCACTCGAACTTCTCCCTTCTCCAGCACCATTACCAGAAGCTAAATATTTCAGAGTATTCGCTGGAGCTTTCGAAGAGCCACAAAACGCAGAAGCTAGAATTAAATTGTTAGATGAAAGAGGAATCAATAGCTTTATTGTAGACCACGAAGTAAACGGAGTACTTTTCCACAGAGTTCAAGTTGGAGCATTTAAAGAAAAAGCTAATGCGGACCATAAACTACAAGCATTAGTAGATGTAGGCGTTAATGATGGATTTATAGCAGTTGGTTGTTAACAATTGCTAGGAATTGATTGTTGCAGGAGGTGAAATTATTCCTAAGTCGGAGTCCCTATTTCAGAAGATTAAGAACAAATTCAATAAAAAAACGTATCCGGGGTTCTCTCCTTATATCCAATCGCAACTGTGGTGGCTGAACTCAGCTGTATATTCTCCCGCTCAGTATCGTACATTTGCTGCGGAAGGGTATATGACTAACCCAGTTGTGTATAGATGTATCAATCTCATTGCTACAGCTATAGCGGGGATACCTTGGAAGCTCTATCGCCGTGTGGCCGACAATAAAGATATCCATATAGAAAACAGTCCCGTCTTAGATCTACTAAACCAACCGAATCCACGGATGGGACAGGCCGACTTTTTTACAGACCTTATTTCGTATCTCCAACTAAGTGGCAATACTTACGTCAGGCGCGTGGGACCCAGTAATGGCGCCCCCAAAGAGCTATACCTTCTGCGCCCTGATCGTATGACTATAAATGAAGCTGAGTTTAATGATCCTTGCTATGATGATATCTATCCAGTATATATGTACGAGTGTAATAACCTTAAAGAGCGCATTGATCCTCGGTGGTTGTGGCATGGAAAGCTGTGGAATCCATTGTGTGATTTCTATGGCATGTCTCCGCTACAGGCAGCCGGTAAATCTATAGATCAGTTAAACCTCTCGTTGGACTGGAATGTAGCTTTGCTTCAAAATAGTGCTAACCCAAGTGGAGTACTTACATCTGAAGGCAATCTTACCGATGAGCAGATATCTCGTCTGAAGGAACAATTGGCAGTCAAATACCAAAGCAGTATAAATGCAGGTAGGCCAATGTTACTCGAGGGCGGGTTAACCTGGGCCCAGATGTCACTTAATCCTAAAGATATGCAGTGGGATTTAGGGGTGAAGAACGCTACTAAGTTTATATCTATGGCTCTCGGAGTTGATACATCTCTACTGGGAGATTCTAGTATATCAACTTATAGTAACTTCAAAGATGCTGAGAAGGCCTTCTATACTTCCACAGTATTACCAAACATGGATAGGCTACGGGATGATTTCTTGAACGGATGGCTCCTTCCATTATTCCCTAATATGGAGGATTACTACTTTGAATACGACCGGGATGGCATTGAGGTATTGGGTGAAGATCGCACTATTGTGTGGGATCGTAGTATGGCTGGGTTTGAAGCTGGTCTTATATCTCTTAATGAAGCTCGGGATGCGATAGGCTATACCGAAAAGGATGAAACTTCTGCACCTGATGATGTAGAAGTGGAACTTGATTTCGAACAAGATGAAGTAATTGACGAAAAAAAAAAGTAGCTAATGTATTCAACTTACGTAGCAAGTCAGCTAAAGCTAAGTATGTTGATGCTATAGAAGTTCGGCGTAAGAAATGGGATTATAAAGCCAGACGTCGAGCAGTGCAAGAGTTCAAGACAGAAGAGGCAGCAGTAATAAAAGCTGTAGGCGAAGCTACTCCTAAGACAGCCGAGAAGGCAGCCTTAGGAGCTATTAGCGCGACAGCATGGCACAAGTTCTATATGTGGCTCTATTCTGGAGTGATGAAAGAATTTGCACTGCAAACGTTTAAAAGCTACCGGGAGGTGAAAGCCAATGACGAATTGGATGAAGAGTATCTTACAGAAGCTGAAGAATTTATGGAAGAAACTGTGTCCATGCGAGAAGGGGAAGTACTCCAAACCACCCGCGATCGTCTCCGGAGAGCCATCCTGGCCGTTTTGGCGTTGGGTGGAGGAAATGAAGAAATTCAAGCGGAAATAGCCAAACTCTATAAACATGATATTCCAATACGGTCCAGAGCAATAGCACAGACCGAAGTCATTACAGCTGGAAATGCCGGAACAAACTTTGCGGCCCTGACTGTGGGGGCTAATCGTAAAGAGTGGATTGCTGTGATGGATAATCGCACTCGCGATAGTCATAGGGAAGTAGATGGGGAAATTAAAAAAATAGAAGAAAGATATTCTAATGGCTTACGTTTCCCAGGTGATCCGGAGGGTCCAGCAGCTGAAGTTATAAATTGTAGGTGTGTGGAAGCTTATTTATTAACTTAATTACCAAATATAAGGGGCCCCTAGGGCCCTATTTTTATTTGAAGGAGGCGATCTAATGTCTAACGTCCCTATTTGGATCAATCAAGGTGCAACTGGTATGTATATCGGAGACGGAGCTACTCTTCATATCTTATCAGGTGCTACTATCTGGGCTGCTACAGGAGCCATAATGATAGGTTTTTCTCCAACCGGAGCCACAGGCGCTAGAGGTCATACTGGTCCAACAGGTCCTAGAGGTCACACTGGCCCTACTGGTCCTTGAGGAGGTATTTAAATGGCGAACGTCAAGATTTTTACCAATCAAGGGGGAACGGGCATGTTTATCGAGCGTCAAGCTCGATTGACATTAACGGGTAAAACCGTAGACGGTGTTGGCGGCGTAATTGATGCAACCGACGGTACTATTTATGGACTCCCAGTCGGTCCTACTGGCCCTACAGGAGCAGCAGCAACGGGTCCGACTGGTCCCACCGGAGCCACGGGGCCTACAGCCGTAATTGCTCCAGGCTCTATTACACGAACTCAATTAGCTATGTTTACAGCTCAAGGTATCACTGGAACTGGTGCTCCTATAGCCACTCCTCATACTTTGGGTGTAGATCCTACTCCAGCTAATGTATTTTTTACCATTACTAAATACGACGCATTTAGTAATCCTGAATTCGTAGGGCTGGCTACTGATGCTAGTGATATCACGGTTCAGGTAGAAGCGGGCATTGTGTATTCAATTATCGCATTTGCTCCTTAGGAGGTGAATTTGTGGAGTATAAAAATCTCAAGTTTCAGGTGAAGAAACTGAGTGATGAAGGTGTATTTGAAGGTTATGCGGCTGTTAAGAACAATGTAGACTCTTACGGTGACATAATCGAAAACGGAGCCTTCAAACGAACGATAACTAATCAGAAGAAATTCCCTATATTGTTTATGCACAATCCCAGCCAACCGGTTGGGATTTCTCTTTCTATGAAAGAAGATCCTCATGGACTATATACCTGTGGAAAGTTAGATCTTTCTACTGAGCTCGGTCGGACGGTGCATTCGGGACTCAAGATGGGCTATATAGATTCAATGAGTATTGGTTACAAAGTCGTTAAAGACTCAATGAATAAAAAGGGCAACCGCTTGCTTAAAGAGATAAAGCTAATGGAATACTCGATGATAACCAAAGGCTTTGCAGCCAATGAGTTAGCTTTAGTATCCAATTTCAAATCTAGCGCGGATTTGGAGTTGCTCCTGAAGCGCATTGATGATTTTGAAAAGACACTCCAGGAAAGGGATGAAAATCTATTGGCTAAACAAGATTACATGGACGATGACATGATGGATGAAGACTACATCGTGGATGAGGACATGGACGATGATGGCGACATCGATGATGACGATCAAAGACTATTTGAAGAAATGATAGAACATGTTGCTAGCTTGCATGACAAACTCATGATTCTGAAAGAGCGCGTCGAGAACAAAGGTTCCAAGCCTAAAACTTGTAATTGTGATGATGAAGACATGGGCGACTCGCCGAAGATGGCACTCGCCCACATGACAGACTCGTTGGAAGACACTCTGTCATTTGAATCAAAAGCAGTAATTGGAGACATGAGCTTACCACTAGCTCCTAAAAGTAAGCCTTGGAATGGGCCAGCAGCAGAAAAAAGAATATTTAAGTGGGCTGGTGGTACGAGTTTTGATCCAGCTAAGGCCAAGAAGGCCTTTTTTTATGTGGATTCAGCTCAGGCTACCAATAGAAATTCATATAAATTACCTTTCGCAGACGTTGTAGGAGGCAAATTAGTAGCTATCCCTCGTGCTATATCTGCTGTTAAAGGCGCGCTTGATGGTGCTAGAGGCGGAGTGGACATTCCTTCTGCTGATAAAGCCAAGATTATGAAGCGCGTTGAAGCTTATGAAAAACGTATGGGCAAAGATGCTGTACCAAAAGAAGAGGTGCCAAAGGCTGACTTGTCGGCTTTATTAAGAGATATGAAAAATTTCGCAAGGAGCGTGAAGTAAAATGTCATATAGCGACAGAAGAAATTTCGCAGATGATTTGAAATCTACTTTTGAAGACTTTAAAGAGGTACATGCTGAGCTCAAAGATGAGATCAAGCGTGTAGGTTCTGAGTCTCGTGAAACCAGAACTAAATTAGATCGTATTAACGACCAACTCGATGATGTAGAAACAAAACTTGGACGCCCAAGATTATCTAGTGCTGATGCTAATAAAATTGACAAGTATCAAGAAGCCTTCAAAAAATGGCATTGCAATGGCGATGACACAGAAATTAAAGTCATCAGCATGAATGAAACTGTGGATCCTCAAGGCGGTTACTTGGTTCCTCCAGAGTATTCAAAAATTATAATTGAATCCTTAGTTCAATGGTCACCAATAAGACGCTATGCTACGGTCATGAAAGTTAATGGAAAAGAATTTAGAATCCCGGTTCAAAAACAAGCACAGAATCTACAGACCGGTGAGCCTTTACCAAACGGCGGCATGTTTGAAACTGGTTGGACAGCTGATCAAGGTCCTGTAGTTGAGACTGATTCCGGACAATTGAGCATGAAGATTATCCCAACTTGCGATTTGTATGCTCTACCGATCGTAACTCAAGATCTACTCGACGATGCTATGACAAATATGGATCAATATCTACGCAGAAATTTAGCCAAATCTTTTGCATACGCTGAAGGAAATGCATTCGTAATTGGAGACGGTGTGGGTAAACCTACTGGATTAGTTACCACAGCTAAGGATATTGTTAATGGCGGAATGTCTCACGTGTATGCTACAACAGGTGTAGCAAATTCAATTGGTACTTCACCAAATCTACTAATCGACGCTTACTACACATTGCCAGATTTCTACGCACGTCAAGGAACATGGATAATGAATCGCCAAACAATCCGCATCGTGCGTGAGTGGGTTGACGGTAATGGTCAATATCTATGGACACCTACTTTCGGCACTGCAGTTGCCTATGAAGCGCCAGCAACAATTCTTGATCGCCCTTATGCTGAGGCTATCGATATGGAAGCTCCAACTAACTTAGTTACAGGAGCTTACGCAACTGGTGCAGTACCAATCTTGTTTGGCGATGTGGAAGCGGCTTATATGATTACTGATCGTCATGGTATGACTATGCTTCGCGACCCATACTCAAACAAGCCATTTATTCAGTTCTACACAACTTTCCGTGTGGGTGGATTAACAATATTACCTGAAGCAATGGTAGCAGTCCACGTAAAAACACCTTAGTTTAAATATTAGGAGGAATTAAAATGGCAACTGTTGATGAGTATAATAATGTGTTTGAGCATGTTCAATTTCACCCAAAGTCTTACACTGGTACTGCTACTGGGGCTACTGGTGTAGACACTGCAGGATTTGAAAGCGTAACCTTCATTATGACTACTGGAGTTGTTGGTGCTACTGGAAGTCGTAGATTAGCACTCAGAGATTCAGATGATGATGTTACCTATGCTCCTGTAGTTAATACTGAATACATTGTAAATATTCTAGGAAGCACTTATGCCAGTGGCGTAACAGGTGCTGATGATAACAAAGTTTACAGAGTAGGTTATGTAGGGCCGAAACGTTATGTAAAAGCTGCTGTAGTAGCTAGTGCAGCTAGTAATGTTGCGTTCTTATCTGTGATATGCCAGCTTGGCAGACCACACGTTGCGCCTACTCCGCCTAACGAATAGGAGTCTTTAATATGAAGGTTAAAATGCTAGAGACCAGAAGCGGTAGACATGACCGCTTTCGGTTTTTTAAATTTTTGGAAGGTGAAGTTTATAATTTGCCTGAAACTTTAGCAACTCAACTTGTCCGTAAAGGCATAGCGGAGGCTACTGAAGAGGAAGTTATTAAACCTACGCCAATGAGTAATGGTATTATTCGAAGCAAAAAGAAGAAAAAAGTGGACTCTTTATGAAGCGAATACGTATGACTGATACGTGTTTTAATTTTGGAGAAAGTAACATCAAATTTACTGAAACACCCAGATTTTATGCGGGTGAAGTATACAATCTAGACGATGAAACCGCACTTTTCTATCTGGAAAAAGGATGGGCGATAGAAGATAAATCGCTGGACATACCGGAGGTGAAATAAATGGCGAAGAAGCTTATTACTCCGGCAGCTATTCTGCCTGTGACATTGTCTGAGGCCCTGATCCATGAACGGATATCGGTATCGGATGCTCCAAACAATGCATCTATATTAGGAATGTTAGCAGCAGCTACAAGCCTGGCGGAGGAATATACTCGCCGTGCTTTCATCACTCAGGTGTGGGAATTAGAAACTACCCAATTATGGCCCTATATTGAGATTCCGCGGCCAAGACTTATCTCGGTAGATGCCGCTACAGTAATGTTTTTTAACTGGAATAACATATCTACTCTTATTCCAGCACTAAATTACTATGTAGATACGGTTTATGAACCTGGACGATTAGTTTTCAAAGCTGGTTATTTCCCATTTCCCCTGGGCGTGGGGTTCCCTACAGGTTATGGCTGGGGTTATGGATCAGGTATAAACGGGGTAGATTACGGCCCGGGACCTGGTGGTTACTTAAAATTCAGATTCACTGCTGGATACGGGCCACTTGCTTCAGATGTCCCATGGGCTATTAAGGAAGCCATACTTCAGATCTTTGGGTCGCTCTATCAAAACCGCGAGTCGCAAGGGATCGACTGCGGAGCTAAGCAATTACTTGATGCTTATAAGGTAGAGTATCTCTGATGTGGAATTGTCATGGTGGTTGGTTCAAATGCGGAGCTGGTAAGAAAAATAATACTATCCCAATTATTGATCCTGGCCAGTTCCGTAATCTAGTAACTATCCAAACTCCTATGATCACCATTCCTGATGGTGGTGGCGGGGGTATTTATGGATGGTCAGAGGTTATCAAAGTATGGGCATTCATAAAAACCTATGATGCTGGAACCAGGGGTAATAGAACCCAGTTTGAAGAGGCTCAAATGCGAGAACGCAGGGCCTGGCTAATAACTATTCGTTATCCAGCTGTACATTTAACAACGGCAATGCGTCTACTCTTTGACACTCACATATTAGAGATAGACTCAATTGTGAATGTTAATGAAATTAACTGGGAAACCCAACTCTATTGTACTGAGGATGGTGATTTCTAATGAGTGTAACCGTTGAAGTTATTGGTCTAAACAAGGCGTTAAACAATTTAGAAGAGTATCTAGAGCGTAAAAAACGTGAGTTGCTTGGTGTAGTATCCCAAACATCCACTGCTATAGAAAGTTCTGCTAAACAGTTTGCCCCTAAAGATCTGGGAGAACTTAAGGACAATATATTCTCTACAGTTATAGAGCGTAAAGATTCTATTTCTGGCGATGTATTGAGCGCGGCGTCATATTCAGCGTATATAGAATTTGGGACCAGACCTCACCGGCCACCTTATTCTGCACTTGAGGGATGGTCCCAAAGACATGGTATCCCAACCGGTGCTGTTGTAAATAAAATTGCTAGAGAAGGCACGCCGGCGCAGCCATTCATGACTCCGGCAGCAATGAAAGAGAAAAACAACTTTGTCCGCGGGGTCAAAATTGTGATGGGCTCTCCATAAGGAGGGGATTATATGACCGCAGGTTCAAGTCTATGGGAGATACAAAAAGCAGTGTGGAAGACCCTCACCAATGATGCTCAACTAATGAGCAAAGTGGAGGGGGTCTTTGATTTTGTCCCGGATAATAACAATTTTCCCTATGTTCAGATTGGCGAGTTCACAACAGCTCCATTTCAAACCTTCGACCGATATGGGCAGGAAGTTACTATGACTGTTCATGTGTGGGGCTCACGCATTGATCCACATGCCTATCAAGGGATGAAACAAGTTGAAGAGATTATGGAAGATGTGCAGCGGCTACTTGGCCGAACCAACTTCTATATAGAACTCTGGGGAAATGTAGGATGCTGGGCGGATTTTAGCACCACACAGCTTCAAGGTGACGGGATAACTAGGCACGGGATTATGCGCTTTAGGCTGTTAGTGCTTCAAAATTATCCTGAAGTCGTGACTTAAGGAGGTATCTTATGGCACCACCAGTACCACCAACAAATCCCGAAGCTATAGCTATTCAGGATGTTGATCCACAAGGTAGCTATGTTTTAGTTTCCCAAGCAGCAAATCTTACACGGGGAAATATGTTTTTAAATGACGGAACGTCTTTACTCCATATCTATAACGGAGCTGTCGGTGGGGACAGTGAAATCACAATTTGGGCTGTCCCTGATGAAGCTGCTAGAACGGGTACATCGGCAGCCAGTGTAGCTTTACCTAATGCGTCGATAGGGTATCAGGTCGATATGCCTAATGGCCAAGTCAGAATATTCGGACCATTTAGACAGGCTTGGTGGAACCAAACGTCCGGAAACGTAGGGTATGTGTACGTATCCGTGGATGCTCCAGCTGTAGGAGTTAGGTTAGCAATTATCAATTATTAAAAGGAGAGATTTAAAATGGCGGTTACTAACATCCCGATTTTCGATGCTCCATTTCAAGGTGGAGTTGTTGGTGCTAATAATGCTCTTATTGGACTTAATATAGATTCAACTTTCGCTGTGGGTGGATCCGGCGTGGCCATTGCTTGTACAGCTGAGATGGAATTTGTTAATGATGGATACACCGCATTATTTATTAGTCCAGGATCACTTTCCTCAGGTCTTACATGTACGCTTAAGCAACAACCAGATAATGCGGGTAGATCGGGGAATTTAGTTAAAATTTGTCAACCTTCAAAAACTGTACTAATAGGCCCCTTCAAACCCGTCTGGTTTAATTTTGGTGGTGTGGTCGAGTTATCTTTCTCTGCCGCAGCTTCTGGATCAGTGGGCGGCGCAACAGGTGTTGCGAATGGCCGTATCTCAGCGGTGCAGATGCAATTCTAAATTCTTCATTTCACACCTTCGGGTGTTTTTTTTATTGCTAAAAAGGAGGATTTCAAATGGGATGTACTACCTCTGCTAGTGCAGGTTTTAAGGGTCAAGTTTATGTCTCTATAGATGGAGGCGCAATCTTTACCCCTGTGGGAGAAGTTAAAGATGCCACTATAACCATCACTAGGGATGAGATTGATGCCACTAGTTTTGACTCAGTTGGATGGAAAGAGAATATCGTAGGACTAGCCTCTTGGGAAATGAGTATGGAGGCCTTGTATATTAACCAATCTTATAGGGGTAATATCGGCCAAGTTGATGTCCAAAATAGTATGTTTGGCGGCCAGACTGTCAAATGGAAATTACTACCACTAGTAGGTGCAGGCAACATTGGTTATTTGGGAGATGGCTTTGTAAATTCCTTTGAAGTAAGCGTGCCTGTAGATGATGCAGTTACCTTATCTTTAAGCGTCATGGGTTGTGGGTATCTAGATACATTCCAAGCATCATAGGAGGATAAATGGCTAATAAACATAGAGGCGAAGTCGCCCTACAATTGGACAAGAAAAGGAAATTAAAATTTAACACCCATGCTCTCGTAGAGCTCGAAGATGCATTGGGAATGCCTTTTTCTAAATTAAACGAAGAAACTATAGGCTTTGGGGCCATTGCAAAAATGTTTTGGGCGTCTCTACTTCACGAAATTCCTGATTTAACGCTTCCAGAAGCCCATATGCTAATGGATCTAGCACCGTTTGCCACTATATCAGAAAAGGTAATGGAGGCATTTTCATTAGCTTTCCCAGAAGCTAATGAGGAAAAAAAGGAAAAAGTAGTGGAGATTGGAGCTGGGAAGAGCTAAAAAAGCTAGCTTTCGGGCCACTGCATTTATTGCCCAATCAATTTTGGGAGCTAACTCCACGCGAAGTTTTTTCTTTGGCTGAAGGTTATCAATCACGTCATGATAGGCAGATGGAAATTACCGCGTGGCATGCTGCTAATTTGATGAATATACACCTCAAAAAGAAAGTTACAGCGAAAAAGTTATTAGGTAAGGACCACGGTGTTACCATGGCGGATCGCGAGCGGGAATTTGCTAAGTTGAAACGAGCTTTAGCAGAAAGGGGGTAAAAAATGGCTACTACTACTATCGCAGATCTTATAGTTAAAATAAGCGTCGCCTTTGGAGGAGCTCAAAAGGGTATTGATCAAGCTAAAAAAGGGTTAATAGGCCTGGGTAAAACCTCTAAAGATGTCGGGTCTCAGATGAGTAGTTTTTCTAAGAAACTAGCGACTGGATTAATAGCCAAGAAAGCTTTTACCACCTTTAAAGATTTTGAAACTGCTATGGCACGCTTAGGAGCTGTCTCAGGACTCGCGGGTAAAGATCTTGATGTCATGGGCCAACACGCCAAAAAAATGGCCTCTACATTTGGAATTTCAGTTTCTGAAGTTGTAGACGGCATGACTTCAATGGCTAAAACTGGTATCAGCACTGCTGATTCCTTAAAAATTATGCCGGATATCATGAAATTTGCCAAAGTCGCTGGAGATGATTTTGCTCATTCCTTAGGACTTATAGAAGGCAGTTTGAAAATATTCGGACTAGGAATGAAAGATACTAAGCGGGTTACGGACGTTTTTACCACTGCACTTAAGATGTCTAAGCAGTCGTCAAAGGATTTTGCCACAGCTATGAGTTACGTGGGTCCCGCGGCCTCGCTAGCAGGACAGAGTGTAGAGGCAGTATCTGGAGCACTCGCGATTTTGGCTGAGCGTAGTATTAAAGGTTCTTCGGCCGGTACTGGTCTTGCCAGAGTTTTCACAGAGCTAAAAAAGCCTAGTGATAAAGCGGCAGCAACAATGAAAACCTTTGGTATAAATGTTCGGGATAGCGCAGGTAATATTAAACCTATCCTGGATATTGTAAAAGAATTCCAATCTAAATTAGGACACCTTACTAAAGCGCAACAAGATAATGCTATTAGTTCGATCTTTGGGCAACAAGCCATAAGAACTTTTGGTAAGTTAATGAGTGCTACTCCAGAAGAAATCAAAAAATATCAAGATGCATTACAAAATGCAGGGGGAGCCACGGACAAGTTCTTTGGTCTTATCAGTAAGACAACCGAAGAAAAATTAAAAGCTATTCAGTCAAAGCTAGAAATATTTGCCATTAATATAATGACGCATTTAAAGCCTGCTTTTGAAGGTCTGGTGCAAAATGTAGGGGCATTTATTGACCTCTTAGCCCAGCCTGAGGTATCCAAATTTATAGCTGATTTGCTAACTCTAGGCGTTGCTGTATATGGGATTGTCAAAGCTTATAGAATACTTGTAACCACAATTGCACTAGTTAGAGCAGCTATGGTGCTTTTAAACTTAGTGTTTGTCGCCAATCCTATAGGACTCATAATAACAGCTGTCGGCTTATTAATAGCCGCATTTGTGTACCTTTACAATAATAGTGAGACCGTAAGGAATGGCCTGGCAGCGGCATGGAATTTTCTTAAAGCTAACTGGCAATCTTTAATGATGTATTTTATGCCCGCTATCGGCTTACTCATCAAAGCATTTACCTCTATAGTACAAAATTGGGAGACTATAAAAACACGTGCTAAAGCCATCTGGGAGTCAATTAAATCAGGGTTATCAAACGCGTGGAATGCTATGATTGCTAAGATCCAATCCGTTAAAAGTTCTATAACCAGTATACTTACCAACTTAGCCAGTTCAGCCCTTAAATGGGGAAGAGACATGTTCGTCAAGTTTGGAAATGGTATAGTAGCTGGGTTTAGATATGTTAAACAAAAAGTAATCGATGCAGCTAATTGGGTTAAATCTAAACTTGGATTTAGTGTTCCAGATTCAGGTCCTTTAAAAGATGCAGATAAATGGATGCCAGATATGATGAAACTTATGGCCAGAGGAATTGAAATGGGCATTCCAAAACTTCAGATGGCTGTGGGGGATGTAGCTTCAACACTGGATTTTGGTAGTAATGGCTATGGGACGTCCACAACGAACAATGTCTCTGTATATCCACGACAAGCTAATTTAGATTCTAGGGGATTGCATCGAGAATTGGCCCGAATGGCGTGGCTGAACGGAGGTGCCATATGATTGGTAGTAGTTTAGTGGATCCCTATGTGTTTGGTGGCTGGCTTTTTAGATGGTACAATCCCGATCAAGAATTAAGGCCAGATGAAATATTAACCTTACTAAATATTCCGGTGTCGCCTGACCCTCCGAAGTTCGTTGAGCTCTCAGATGGAGACCAAGGCCGCAGAGTTAGATTTAGATCTTTAGTCGGAGCCTCTGGACCTCCGTATGTATCTGTTAATCAGGAAGTCCCATTTCTTCCTGGCTCCATTTCTAAGTTTGTTAATGTGAATGAAGCCGAGGTAGATTTACGCGTATTATTCACGGCAGATACGCAGCAATTGTTATGGGCAGGGCTGCAGAGTCTCCCATATGAATTTCAACCTCAACGAGGCATTGGAACATTGGAAGTTATAAACCCCGCGGGAAGTGTTCGTCGGCTGAGCTGCAGATGTATAAGTGGCTTTAAACTGGATGAGAGTACTTTGCAGGAAAAAAGTGTAGAAGCAGTTCTAACATTTTATGCCAATGATCCCTATTGGTACAGCGGTTGGACACGAACAGTGGCAAGAACTGTTCCTGGACAAGGAATGCTGCCTGGATTACCAGTCATTCCTAGACCCACTGGTTCTACTTTAAGCCGTATAACTATTAATAATGATGGTGACGTAAATGGATTTCCAGTATTCATTGTTGACGGGCCATTTCGAGATCCTTTCTTGGTGAATCAGAGCATAAATACTCAAGTTTCATTTAATAATACATTGAATTTCAGTGTCAATGGTGGGGTACGGACTGGGCTTCGGAACCCGTTGCTCATAGATTGTGGGGCTAAAACAGCAAGTATTATTGATGTTGGCGCCCCCACGCGTCCTATCACTTCAATGATCAGTAAACTTACACGTACATCATCATTTTTCTACTTAAAACCAGGAGATAACAACTTATTTTTTAGTGTATTGAACGCTACAGTTGACACACGGTTTAAAGTTTTTCATCGGTCCGCATATTCAACGATGATTTAGGAGGTAAGCAGATGGCCTCACCAGATTATAAAATTTGGGTTAGAGCGATTAACCCTGAATCTTTATACTCTAGATATGACCCTACTCAGTACCGAGGAGGGGATTATAGGACTAGAACATTTAGAAATGGGACTTTTGTGGCTCCCTTAACAGCGGCAGCTAATAGGACAAAATTGTCCCGAGGATTTATCCGTGTAGCGTTAGTCTCAAATTACGAAAAGTTGGAATTTAAAACCAAATATAATAATTGTGGTGGCTGGACGCTATTAATGCAAGACTATACTCCGGAAGCAGAAGCTTTGAAAGTGCAATGTCTGGGAAATTCGGGCCGCCGGGTGGAGTTTTTTGAACAGGGTGGTCTCGGAGGTATTACTGTTATCAGAAATGGAAAGACCATATTTGGAGGTCCTGTACGGGGGTTTAGCGCAACTGGGGATTTCTATGGAGAGAATGGCCCAATGGTTGAATTTTGGGGGAGCGATGATACAGGACTTTTGGAAACTAGATTAGCCATGGTTAATTCTCCGGGAAACCAATTAGCACCTAATGGTAACCCCCCGTATTCAGGATATAACTATAGTGGGAGACAGATCAGTGGAAGTTCGGCATTCGACAATTGTTTTGTAGCTCCATTTTTACAGGGATGGGGATATTATAATTATGGGAGCGGCCCCCAAAATCCAGCAGGTGAACGCAGTGTATCCACTGGTTTACGCAATATAGTACAACTAAATATTGGCGTATATGCCCCCTATCCTTGGACGTATCCCTATACATATACGAACAGCACGGGCAACCATAGAAATGACCCACCCATCGTTTACAACGGCAGTAATTTCTCGGAAAGATATACAGCAAGACGTATTCCATTTTTATTTATGGGGGTCGCAAGTAGCCCTCAGGAAGCTTATACAAATAATAGTGACTCGGACGGGTTGCAAAATCCTCCAGGAGTGCCTAATTTTCAAATGAGAGCACGTTACCAAACTTTACTATCTAAATGCCAAGAGATAGCTTCATATACAGTCCGGCCCATAAATCCGTTTAATCTTCCTGTGTACCGAGGCTATCAGTTTTCTATTGATCAAGATGATATTTTAGTAAGCGAAGTAGGAGGGCCCAATCCCTCACAGGATAATATTGTATCTATAAGTGGCTTGAGGTTTAATTATCGTCAACCCAGAAGAAATGAAACGAGCGTTATATTTTCCGAGTCTCTAGGGAATCTAGGTTCATATAAATATGAATTTACACAACCAGAGGCTACAGAAGTTACTTGTGCCGGGCAAGGTGAAGCTACTTTGAGGTGGTTTACCACTGGTCGCCAACTTCACAATGATTACCAGTATGGATTAAAAGAAAAGTTCGCTGATAGACGCGATGTTCAGTTTGGAGATGAAGGTCCTCCCAATACATTACCTAGCGTCACACTGGTTCCTAATAGTGCTGGGGCGCCTAATCCTGCGCCTGCGCCTCCAGTCGGTAGTCCACCCGATATAAATTACGATAACATGAAAAATGAATTAGACGACGCTGTAGATGTTGTTTTAAGAGAAGACGGGCCAATCATTAATCTAGAGATAGAAATATTAGAATCTCAAACCACAAGATATTTTGAAGATTACTTTGTAGGAGACTGGGTAACAGTTCGACTGGGCGCTAGCGATATTCCAGGTCAAATTACAGATGTTAGTGTTACTCTTACTCGGGATGAGGGGGAAGTAATTAAGGGAACTGTGGGGACTCAAGCTGTGGGAACTGATTTCTTTGTCTTCGACTCCATCAATCAGAATCATACGGATGTTGTAAGATTAGAAACTTCGCAATAAACGAAAATCATTTGAGCCTATGGGCTCTTTTTTTATTACCCGAAAAGAGGTGGTTAATGTGGCTGGTCTATTCAATTCTTTCCCATATGACGACTACGCAATGACAGAAAATGATTGGAAATTAATGTTCAGCTGGGTTCGTACGTCTGGTATTTTGGCTGCTACTACCACACTGGACCCAGTTGGAGAATCTGCCGTTGCTGCGGATACCGCAATGACAATTCAGATTTATCCTGGGGAAGCTTGGATTGAAGGCTTTTATTTCTATTACATTGAAGACCCAGCCGATCCAGGAAATATTACCTTTACAATCTCTAATAATGTTTCAGGGTTCCCACGGATTGATTTGGTGGTCATTCGACTAGATTTAACTAACAATACTACTACTTATGTTGTACTGGAAGGTACTCCCGCCGCTTCCCCAGTTCCTCCTGTAGTACAGCAGGATGATCTGATTTGGGAGTTACCTATAGCTGAAATTGCAGTAGCGAATGGAGCCACTGTAATTAATCCCGGAGATATTACGGATGTACGTGTACGCTCTGTTCAAGCAGGGGCTGGATCATCACCTTTAATCGCCGGTACAAATATCACTTTGACCGCAACCGGACCTAGTGGTAATTTCATTTTAATAGATTCGGCAGGGGCCACAGGTATAACAGGGGCCACTGGAGCTACTGGACCTTCAGGTGGACCAGCGGGGCCTACAGGAGCAACGGGCGCAACAGGACAAACTGGATCTACAGGTCCGCAAGGGCCACCAGGACCTCCCAATGGCCCAACGGGTCCAAGCGGTCCAACGGGAGCTACCGGTCCTTCAGGACCAGCCGGCTCTGGAGGATCTGAAGGTTATATTTGTATAGTCACTAGCTCTGGTGATCAAACTGTTGCGGCTACTGCGACAGCTGCAATCATCTTTGATGTGGAAGAAACTGACCCACAGTTTATGCATAATCCCGGATCTCCCACACGGATAACCATTCTAAAAACTGGAGTTTACTTTGTTGGCTTCAATGTATTATCAGGTCAAGATTCATTCAACTGGTTTGTTCGAGTAAATGGTACCACTAATATCGTATCCAGTGATTATTCACCAAGTAATGCTAGTCGAGTTAGAGCCTTTACTGCTGGGGATTATCTAGAGGTTATGGCTCATAATACTCATCCGTCGTCACCTGGAGATGTACTGCAACTACCATCTTACTCACCGATTTTCGAGGTATTTAAAATAGATAGCGAGATCCCATGTCCATGTTAATGTCCATTATTATCAGTTCTTATAAAAGACCGCAACTTTTATATCATGGTCTATGCTCTTTAAATAGACAAAAATTTGATAGAGACCAAGTAGAAATTCTAGTTCTAAACGATGGAATTCCTGATGGAACTGAGGAAATAGTATGTCTCTTTAGAGATACGTTGCCAGTTAAATATATATTTACGGGAGAACGTAATTTGAATGGACAGGAAATTTATCGTTCTGGAGGCTTTGCATATAACCAAGGTGTGAGGGAAGCAAAAGGGGAGTATATCACCTTGTCTTGCGCTGAAATGTATCACACCGGGGAAACGATTGCCTCTATGCTAGAGCAGTTAGAACCTAATTCCTTAGTAATACCGACGGGCCGGGACGATCTGGATGGGAGTTATTTATCCGCTCTATCAGGGAATCCAGAGCCAGATTTGCCAGCAGGTAATCTCAATATGGAATTACCTTTTTTTATGGCTATTCCTCGTCATATCTATGTAGAAATAGGCGGCTTTGATGAAGATTTCATAGGTCAGAGTTATGAAGATAATGATCTCATGGAGCGGCTTCTAAGTTCTGGCCTAAAATTCAGGCCTATTTCAGAAACTGTTGTACATTTATACCACAGGCGCTGGTATGATTTTGATCCATCGCCGAAGAGGTTCGAGATGAAACAATACAATTACAACATTTACATGAAAAAACGGGGGTCTATTAAACGCAATGAGAATTTATATAACTGGAATTAAGGGTTTTATAGCTACACATCTTAAACGTGAATTAGAAGATCATGGACACACTGTGGGGGGTGGCAATCTCCCTGAGGTCAATTATTGGCATAAAGGGGTGGCTCACAGAGAATTCAATAGATTTAAACCGGACCTAGTCGTCCATAATGCTGCACAAGTGGGACGACTATTTGGCGAGGATAACATAAAGTTCACCATTGATAGCAATGCCCTAATGACAACTCGTATAGCTCAAGCTGCTGCAGAAAGAGGATGTCGTTTATGCTACATTTCTACATCAGAAGTATATGGTGATCAAGGCGAAACAATGTGCGATGAATCTACTCCACTTAAGTTGTCCCACAATTTGTATGGATTATCCAAAAAGTGGGGGGAAGAAACGTGTTTGCTATATCATCCAACCAACCTACAGATTGTGCGCCCTTCTATGCCATACGGGACCGGAGTTCCAGCTGGAAATGGGAGGGCAGCTATTCTAAATTTCGTATACAATGCGCTCCATAACACGCCATTAAACGTGCATAAAAATGCTGAACGCTCCAATATTTGGATAGATGATTTGATCCGTAGTTTTAGATCTATCCTTGAAAATGGAGAGGTTATAACCCAAGGGACAAGCGATTACTATGAAGGGCGTGGGATCTATAATCTCGGCAGAAATGATGATGCTAGAAGCATGGAGGAAATCGCTGTTTTAGCTTGTGATTTAGCGGGCGCTCCTCGCTCTTTAATAAATTTAGTGGAAGCTCCACCTAACCAAACAAAGATAAAAAGACTTTGCTGTGAGAAAGTTCGCCAATTAGCCGGAGCTCCAACCACATCTTTAGAGGAAGGCATGGTGAAAATATTACAATACTACATGAACGAAAAGTCATTGCAGGGATGGCCACAATCCCAGGCCGCGAAGCTGAGTGTATAGATGCAATAAACAGCATTATTGATCAGGTAGATCATCTCTTTGTTTATCAGAACGGGTACAAGAATTTCAACTTGTTAAAAAAAGCCAAAATTACATACTATTCGAGCCTAGATACCGGGTCTGATATGGGGGATGCAGGCAAGTTTTATCGTGCCTGCAACCAACCTGAAGATACATTCTACTTCAGTTTAGACGACGATCTTATTTATCCTCCGGATTATGTAAACTACTCACTCTCTTGGCTTAAGAAATTCCCAGCTGTGGCTCATCATGGCCGTAGCCTTAGGCAGGGAGCTACAGATTATTGGAACGATACCATATTAGCCTGCCGCATATTAGGAGAAGTTGCTCAGCCCACTCGTGTTCAATTTGCCGGGACTGGAACTCTATGTATAGACACCAGCAAGGTTAAGCTATGTTACGAGGACTTCAAAACCCCTAATATGGCTGACGTATGGGCAGGAAAGCGATTACAAGAACAAGGGATTCAAGCAATAGTCCCTCCACATGCTGAAGGATGGGCTGTGTTAAATCCTCTTCAAAAAGCGGATGAAACTATCTGGTATACCAACACTTATGATAACGAGAAGAGAAGACTTCAAAATGAAATATTAGTGGGGCGGCAGCCACCTTTGCGCTCCGACCATTCAGACCCATTTGGTAGAATTATGGCGGAGTAATAAGTGCAGGATTTACAGTAGCTGCAGGCTGAGTCATTGGTACCAAAGTAACAGCAGTTCGTTTCCAATTCTAAATGCAATCAATCACACACCTTAGGGTGTTTTTTTTATTGCCAAAAATGAAGGAGTGTAATCTCTTGCCTACTATTTGCCTGAATATGATTGTTAAAAACGAGTCTAAAGTAATCGAGCGGTGTTTGGAATCTCTCAAACCACACATTGATTACTGGGTCATTGCTGATACTGGAAGCACGGATGATACCAAGGAGAAAATCCAAAATATTATGAATGGTGTCCCGGGTGAACTCATTGACGTTCCATGGGTCAATTTCGCTCATAACCGCTCAGCTGTCCTTAAATCGGCTAAAGGTAAAGCGGATTATCATCTTATCATTGATGCTGATGAAACTTTCTCTGCTCAACCGGACTTCAGGGAACACTTGAAAACCGATTGTATCTCTGGTAATGTACGCTATCTCACTGGTTTCCAGTTTGGTCGTGTCATGTTTCTCAAAGATGATAAAGATTGGTGTTACCGTGGCGTAGTTCATAATTATGCTTTTACAGAAATGCCTGCTACATCTAATACTATCGACTGTGTGGAAATATTACATTATTCAGACGGATCTAGCCATGAAGACGAAAAGGCTAAGTATCTGAATAATGCTAAATTATTAGAAGCAGAAGTAGAAAAAAATCCCATGGATACTAGGTCAGCATTCTATATTGGCGAGAGCTATAGAGATGCGCACGAACCTGAAAAGGCAATCGAAGCATATCGTAAACGTATCGCTATGCAGGGATGGGCTGAAGAAGTTTATTGGTCATATTACCAAATAGCTTTACTCAGCAAGGACTTAGATTGCTACTTCGATGCCTTTGAGTATAGACCAAGCCGTGTG